GTCCTCTGCTGTTTGTACCCCTCCAAAATTGCTAAACTTCTGCCTAACTTGTTCCCTACGTTGAGCTATTGGTACAGTAGTGCTAAAACAATCATCAGGTAGCCCAACTGATTTTTCCCACTCAATCAAAAGCTCATTGGCCTGGTTGATGTCCATCTCACCATAAAGTTGATTGACAAGAACCTCAAAGCGGTAGAACTCCATTGCAAGGCCCAATATAAGCTTTCCAAGAATACTGTCTGATTTGAAAGCATTTGACCACAGCTTGCCCTTTGGGAGATGACTCGCCAGTAAAAAAGCATTCTCATCAACCGTGTGTGGATTAAATAATGTATTTTTCACTTCAGTTGTCATGGATATGTAATATCTCCTGGTACACCTATTTCATTAGTTGTCACAGTAATATCTCCTGTTGGTGTTGACAGTGTAAAACTCAGGAGTATATCACCTGTCTCAGGGTCTATGGTATCTATTATAGCACTTCTATATTTGTCCTCAGTGATGTCGGTTTCAAATATCACCTCATCCTGATAGAATGCTTGGATGTTTGCTGTAATTGCAGTCCTCATGGTTGGTGTGTCAGGGCTAATAGCTGTAAAAGTGTATGGTGTGGTAACAGGGGTAGGGGCAAGCACAAACACATCAGCCTCATCACTCGTGGCAGGGAGAAGTTCAAGTATAGCAGCCTCAACCTCTGCTACCTCTGATGCACTTGGTATAAGGTTATCATCATTATCACGAACAAACAACACTGTTACCTGTCCGATTGCAGGGGTTATGCGCTTAACCAAAACCCTTGTAACACCTTGTATTGATCTTGCTGCCTTTTCAATGGCAGTAGGATTGAAATTAGCCACTGGATTTGCGCGGCTTTGGAACGTCCTGATAAGTAGGTCAGCGTCACTTTCCTCATCTTGTGCCCCCACCACGCCTGTAACCTGAGCATATGCCACTGCGTCCACTCCTGAGATAGGAGTTGTGAGCGTCAATAATGCCCCGCTATCAAGGTTTTGCTCAGTCCCTGTACCATTAGATTCCACATTAACTGTTGCACACAGGCAGGTAACCGTAATGGTTCCTGTAGCAGGTGTTGTGGGTGATCCTGTTATCTCATATGTGAAGGTGGTAGCATCAAGCACTGTAATTGTAAAAGTGCCATTGTAATCTGTCTCAACTGCTCCTGCTATGGTAGCCTCTATATTGCTTGCAAGCCCATGGGCACTTGAGGTAACTGCTGTGACAGTAGTTCCAACCCTTGTCAGGTTTGATATACTTGTCACTATAGAGGCTATTGTGGCATCTGCCAGGGTAGTATACAGATTCCCTGTCTCTGCCCTTAATTGAGTGAGTGCAGGTATGGTATTGCCTATCAGCCCTGTTGCTGTCAGAGCACCACTTGAACCAGTAGCAGAGAATTTTTCAATGTCCTCATACTGTGCCCACCTTTCAAGGGCTTCCCCCTCTGCTGTTTGCGGGAATAACTCTTTTTCAAGTTGGGCTATAAGCTGCTGGTTGTCAAAATGTGCATCAGCATTGGAATCTGAAAATCCTCTTACAAAGGTTCCCCATATAGTTGGGTCAAGGGTGGGCATTAATGCTGATATATCAGACCTTACGTTTTTTATTATTTCAGCCAGGCTTCTAAGTTTTATCATTGACCTGTAACCTCCCATAGTGGCACATAGTGTGTTTCTGTGCGCCCATCAAATGTTGTTATAATAATTGTCAGGGCAATACCTTGCCTTGGTACAATCTCTCCTGTGACCTCAATGGTCTTGGCTATGCCATCCTCAACAAACCAATTGAGGGCATCCCTATTAATTGAGACTGCATCATTCAGGGTATCTTGTGTCAATCGCCTTTGATTGAGTAACCAATTCAAGCTGCCAAGCTTTCTGTCTACCACAGGACTGTTCAAGTCACCAAGCCAACCCCTTCTATTCTCAGGAATAGCAACCCTGTTTTCTGGTGCTCTGGCATCAGTCAACAGTGATAAGTTCAATGCAGTATCAAAGCCCTCAACACTTTCAAAGTCACCATCAACAATAGTCAGGTCAAATGCCCCAAATTCATCCTGTGTTAATTTCGTATCTATCATGATGCTGTGGTATCCTTTGTTGTATCAGTATCCTCCACCATTAGTACATTTGGTGTGCCTGAATCCTGATTTAAAATAGTACCTGCAACATATTTATGTCGATGAATATTAAATTTACCCATAGCCACTTTGTTCATCAACTTTTCTAGGGCTGGTGCACCACCATCACCAAGCTCTACAACAGGTGAGTTGAGTATGGCCTTAACACTTGCGGTCACATTGACCTCTGGTGCAGTCACATTGACCTCAGATGATGCAATAATATTCACAGTAGTAGCATTTGCATTGATTGTGGGTGCAGTCACATTGACCTCAGTGTCAGCATCAATGTTGACCACAGGGGTTTCGGTATCAATAGATGTATCAGATTCTATGGCTATGCTCCCATCTGCCTTCATGTAAACTATTGCACCTGTCAGTGTATTGTATAGGGCACATTCTCCTTCAGCCAGTCCCTTTTTGCGCCTCAGAAAATCATTGAATATGCCAAATTTAGTGGACTCTTGCCCTTGGCTTTGGCACATTAAAACATGTGAGTCTAAAGGTGGATTGGCAACAACTCCATATGTAGACAATCGAGTTATCAGGGTAGGCTTGCCATTAGATGTAACCTGGGCCTGTGGATACTCACTTATATCAGATGATACCACACTATAATATGCCTGCCGTATTATTTGCAGGAACTTGTTAAATATATTCCTCTTAAATCTCTCCATCACAAACCTTTTCCAAACTCATCAGTGTTGACATCCCTTGCAGACTGCTCAGTCTCTAGTGTGTATGCCTTTTTATTGGTGAATCCCAGTGATGTTGTTGATCCACTATCAAGGTCAAAATTAAAAGTGACTGCTTTGAGCAACAGTGTTCCATGGGTGGCTGTAAAATCATCATCAATCCTGTGCAACCTGTTGGGTGTCCATATAACACCATCAGCACTGTGGCCCTGCACCTTTGCAGTATAAGTCCTTGACCTGGCCCTTCTTATGTTGGCCTCCCATGCTGCCCTGTCACTCAGGGTGAATTCATCACTTGACTGCTCAGCATTAAACTCATACCTTCGTGATGTCCTGATGAGGGTGTTGAATCTTGCAGCTACCTGGTCAGTGATGAACTTGGCATTTGAGCCTGCAGGCAGGTTAGCAGGATTCAGTTGGCTATTGGCAATATACTGATTGAAATTCTCAGCTTCATTGTCTTTATAGTCTGCAGACAAAATATTGTTGTCATTTGCCCCCACTGTATGCTTGAGTCTTGCAGGTAGTAACTCAGTACTTGCTCTTGCTATGACAAGATTTCCATCACCATTGGTTGTCAGAAGCACCTGCCTTTTACGGGCATAAAGCTCTATGAAATCAAAAGCATTCTGACCTGTCTCTGCACTGGTGATGTCACTTGCCTCAAAATTCCTGATGCTTCCAGCCTGATTGATAATCTTGATATTTGACATGTTAATACTGTTAAGGGTGGCCCTGATAATGTCCTCAAGATTCACCTGGCCTTCAAACTCCTTGACCTTACCAACAGTGCTGTCTATCAAATCGGCAAGCAGACTCCTGCCCTGGACAGTGATTGTGTGCTCTCTGCCTGCATAACTGACACCAAGTTTCTCAACATACCCAGTGATAACCTTGATGTCATCAGCAAGAATCTCCACAAGGCTTCCATTGGGTATAGGGAAAAGGTTGTCAGGGTCAGCAGTGGCTGTGAATGCAAATGCACTTGCAGCTGTCTCCATGGACAATGCTGCAGATGCACTGATGAAGTTTGTGAAGTCCTGACCATTTAATCTGATCTTTAAACTCATCTTGTCACCACTGACAGTTCTAACTCATTAAATGTAGCTACATTAACACCTGGATTCAGGTCTATAATCAAATCCAGATTGTCAATATCTCCATAATACTTGTATGCAGTCAGACTCATGCTTGACCTACCAGGTGAAATGGTCACCACCCTCCATAGGTTTTGGGCCTTTGAATTAAAGTTCTCTTCTGCAGTATTTCTCAGATTGGCAAAGAAATTTCTGACATCAGGGTCATCCACAAGTGAGACAATGTCAGCATCTGTGGTGACAGCCACTGATGTATTCAGGTATTCATCATATTTACTGTTGAGAAGTTGCAACGCTTCCTCAAGCTCTGCCTCTGTTGTGAACTCCTTATATGACTCAGCCTCATAGAGATTTACCAGGGTGTTCAAACGTGCATGCTCAGCAAGTAGATTTTCATTGGTAACCTTATTTTTTCTCTTGACTGTATCTGTGGGGTCAGTTATATCTTCCACATTGTCAAGCAGTAATTTCCAAGCCTCTGATAGGCTTGCAGGGGTATCAACCACCTGTAGTGCTGTACTGTATAATGATGTCAATGAATTTGAAAGCTGAGTGGGTGACTGTGCTATTTTGAAAGCAGTGGTTTTTATGGCAGATGCCACCCTGTTAAAGGTGGCAAGATTTTCACTGTCCAAATCAGTCACTGAATTTATACTATCACTGACATCATCAGAAATATCCTCAACCTTCCCTGCAGATGCTGACAGCAGTGATCCAGTCTCAGGGGTAACATAGTTTCCCTCAAGTGCAATATTTATGGCATCAACCACTTCCAAAGCTATCTGTGTGACAGACTGAGGTGTTGCAGTCTCAGGTGAAGGGGTCACATTTTCCTTTGTCCTTGCAAATTCAAGGGAAAATATGAACTCTCCAAAGCTTTTCTGATTTGATCTGATAGTGAATGGAAGAGCCTTGACACTAACAGTGCCATATATAGGATGCACAAGGTCACCAATACCAGGGG